TCGTTGCAGATATTATTAACGATAATTTTTTTGTATTTCGTGCAAAGGTTATCCAAAACATAAAGTTTAAATTGAATCGCCAAATCAAACATTTCTTCGTTGGTCATGTTTTGCGGTAATTCATGGCCCCCACGTGTTGTTTTACCATCAAAACCATCAAGCAAATCGCCAAGATCATCGATAACCAATGTATTTGATTTCTGGAAGTTCAATGTTTTCTGAATCATTATTTTCGCTTGATTCATCAACACCTCACCATTCCATTCACATTTGTACATGGTGTTTTTATATTTATCGGTATCCATTCCTATATGTACATCGGTGAACGTAAGCGTATCAAAATCGTTTTTTAATGATTTATCGGCCTTAATATTATCGAATAAACTAACTGAATATTTTTTTACGACTTCTTCAAACGCTTCGTAATTTACCTTTTCAACCTCACCTGGTGCATATTGAACCCATTCTTGGCCGGTTGTTGGTGATTTAGATATTTTGATAATCTTAAATCCATCCGGAATCTCTGTTAATGGTGCTTCAAGTTTTTCAGTTGTCGATGTTATTTCGCCGTGTTTATCGAGTTTTCGTATTTTTTCAACGAATCGCCGATCATCTTGCTTAAATCGATGCTCTAAAACTTTGAGCCATTGTTTGTGTGTAATTGAATAACGTGTTTGGTTTCGACCATTTTCGGCCTTTTTTGGTTGGATGTTTAAAAGACTTGCTTCTTCTGGAAACAATCTTTTACGCATTTTTTTTTCCATTAAGTATAAAATTAAAATTTCGGCTAAATATACAAAATTTTATTTAAACCTTAATAATAAAACATTTAACCCTATTGAAATCAACAAAATAACAATTACAGAAACCGGAGTTCTGTATCTTATTACTTCCTTTGTTTTTACAATTGTATCGGATTTGAAATTACTTTTAAATTCTTCAACTTTAGAATTAACCAGCGAATCAATATCAACTTGAACTTGCAGATTTCCTTTATCATTTGTTACAACAACTTTGGCCTTATCGTTGTTTATAACGCGCTCAAAATCCTTTAAATTACCAAGTGAATCACAAGGTTCTTCGATTGTAATTGTATCTTTAATTTGTTGCGTTACCGTTCTGGTGACGTTTTTTATTATTGTATCACGAACTATTTTATTCCTATATTCCGTAATGGTTTTTTTAGCCACACAAGAATTAAAAAAAAATGCACCTAAAATAAGGTAAAATAAAAATTTTATTGCTTTTTTCATATTATTTGATATTATTCCATCTTGCTTTTTTTCCACGTATATCGTAATGAACAAACGTATTGTAAACACCCAACCCACCTTCAATAATATCACCGCGTTTTATAAGGTATTTGATTATAAAGTACATTTCAATTGGTGTTGTTTCGTTTACTTGCAAATCACCGGCCAAACCTTTCGTATGTTTACTGCCTAAAACCCCACCAATATCGCGATTATGTGATTCACAACGATAACCGGAAGTTATTTTAATTGGTTTTTTGATATAGTCACGAATTATTTGGTGTTGTTGCGCAAGTTTCTTGATGTTCTTAAATACATCTTCCGGCATTTCGCATCCGCATTTACAATCGTATTCGTGTTTGCTAAAGTTCTTCGTTAGTTTCATTATTTATCAAAAAAACCCAATAATTTCAATACAAAACCACCTAAAGATGTAAGTATAAATAAACCAATGCTAACTTTACCAGCGGTTATTTTATTGTTTGTTTCCAATTGCAAAACCCTATCTTTCACATTTTCCAAATCTTCAATAACTCCTTTTTTTTTCGTTGCCGGATTTGTTTCTAACAAATCAATAATACGATCATTAAAGGCATCTTGCTTATTCATGTGAACGGATAATTTCATGGCAATTTCAAGTTGTTCGGTCGCCATTCGTTTTTGTTCGTTTCTAATTTCTTGTATTATTTGCTTATTTGTCTGCATCTTTTGAATAACGTGAAATAATTAAATCGACTAAACTTTTTGGCGATAAAATAAGTACAGACCAAACAACCGAAACGAATATTTCAGTTGAAAGACTTTCAAATTGGTTGTGTGTATATCGCCATAATTGGATTGCACACAAAACAACACCGATAACCAATGTTAACCAATGAACGATTTTATATCTTTTATATTTGTTTTTTATACTCATATCTTAAAAACTTAAATACCTTAACAAATCACCCCTTTTTGCAACCATACTTCCGGCGGTTGTGCCATCGTTGGAACTTCCAGAAAAATCAAACCAGGTTGCATCTGTTTTTCTAAATGTCAATTTGCAAACGCAATTCATAGACGAATTAAATTCATCATAAGGTGTATTAAATACTATATTTCTTTCATCTGCATCCAAAACCTTAGTAAAAAACATTACATCGTAAATATCACCACCAAAATAATCTGAAGTACCATTTGCACCCAAACCAAAATTACTTGGCATTGAAGTATAACCAGTATAAGACCACGAACCGCTTAATTCTTTATTGTACAAATATGCGGTTATTGTACCATCGCCATCGGTATTCGGATCAGTCCATGAAACCAAAAGAAAATACTCTGTTTTTGCGGTTATGGTATCATCAATTAAAATGTTTGTAGTTAAATCACCTAAAACAACCGCTAAATCAGAATTCGCAATTTGTAGATAAAATCTTGGAGTAGCACCACCTATAATAAATTGAGATGTAGTCACATCAGCACCAGTTTTAAAACGAATGGCATAAGTTCCATTGTAAGAAAAAAAGTTTGAAGGTGTTGCAAAGGTTATTTTGTCATCTGTACCATCAAAAGTATAAGTAGATCGCAAAGAACGATAAACGTTATTCCAATCAATAGACGTTCCTTCTTGCGTTGTGAATCCTACTTTTGAACTATCTAAAATTGTAGGTTCTTTTTCACTAATAGAAAAACCTACGTAAGTGTTATTTAATAATTGATAGTTTTCTGTCCCACTTATGTAAACTGGCTTGGTAATTAACCCATTAGTGGATTTAGTAAATAGGTTATTATTGATTGATATAACCTCGCTATCTTCACAACGAACAAAATTACCATCGGTTGTGTTTATCTGTGTCGAATCAAAAGTGTTATTTGTTAGTAAAACGTTATTTGTTCCGTTAAAATAAACATATTTATTTCCATAAGATTCAATAAATGAGTTTTCACTAATAACACAGTTTAAATTTTGAGTAGTAGCATCAATTTCAATCGCCCATTTATTCTTTTTGAAATGGTTGTTTTCAATTTTAGGACTTTTAGCAGAACTACCAGTAATTAATATCGAAATTCCAGTCGTTTCAGTTGGTTCAAATTCGTTTTGCGAAACCGAAGCCGAAGCACCTAAAATGGTTAATGCGGTTTCGGTAACTTTAAAAAATACGTTATTTGAAACCGTTGTTTCAGACAAACCACCATACAAACCCAATCTACAATTTGATAAATGGTTTTTAAAGAAGTTAAAAGAATCCGTACCACTTGCATCAACACAAACATCCCAATCCCAAATATAAACGCTTTCAACTGTTGCTAAACCTATTTTTGTTAAAGATGCGGTTGAATTGGTGTTATCAACTAATTTTAAAGCAGTCTTGCCTTCAACTGAACCGCCACCAAAAATACCTATGTTTTTTATTTGAATACCTTGTGAACGATATGAAACACTTCCAGAAGTTAATGTTGTGAAACCATCTGTATTGTTGGTAAAAAATAAAGCAGTTTGTGAAATGTAATCAATGTTACTTGGTGTTGCGACTTGTTCCGGAAATAATGTTTGAACTCCAGTAATTGATGTACTTTGACCTAAATACAACGTACTTTCAATTTTGTAATTTCCATAAGGAACAATCACATCCGATGCACGATTTGATTTACTATCAATAGCGTTTTGAAAAGCGGCTGAATCATCAGTTCCAGTTCCTAAATTATAATCGTAATCGCCCTTTGCACCAAAATCTTTTACATTAGCATAATCAAAACACCCAATCCAACGGCCGGTAGTTATTGCCGTTATTTTTATAATATCACCACCATTATCTGTTTCCGTAGAAGTATTGTCCCAGCGATAACAAATTATCGGTTTATCGCCTTTTGAATAATAACCCAAAAGAAAAACAACATCGTTTGCGTTAGGTTGTGCCATTAATCTTAAATCCGCAATTGTATCAACTAAAGATGCACTATCTAAAAGACCAGCAATAGCGACATCCAATTGCCCTTTGTTAACCGCTTCCGTTGAAGATGTAGCATCAGCAACTTCAAACGTTTCTGTACTATCACCATTCAAATCGGCCTTTCCGGTTAATAATGGTTCAATCAATGTTGCGATTTGCGTTATCGTTGCTTTTTCAGCCAATCCGGTTGTTGGATCAGCAAACGGAACTAAATCCGTACTTACTGGAGTTCCAGCGCCTAATTCGTTTATTTTTATTGTAGCCATATTATTTTTATGCCGTTAAAATTTCGTTACCGTTTCCATCTTCGATTGAATTACCATTTCCATCACCAAGAACGTAAGTTAATTCGCTTGTTGATGTTGGTTGTCCATAACCTAAGATTGTGCCGCTAAATGTAATAAATTCATCAATTGAACTTGGTAATTCAACTTGCGTGAAATACCCACTTCCAAAATCAACGAATCTTTTATCATTATCTTCAATTTTCCATTCAATTAATGTTCTTGATCGCTTTAACGTTTTAATTTCATTGTAAGAAATTGTTTGCGAATCGTCAAAAATTGCGTTAAACGATATTTCAAAACCTTGATTTAAAACCTCGTAAGAACCCCATCCACCGGTTTCGTTATTTGCTTTATCCAATGTTTCGATATTTTCGGCAAAACTATTATCAGTCAAACACCCAATCGGATAATATGTTCCGGATTGTTTTATATATAATATCGTTGTTGTTCCTTTGTAAAACGTCATTACTTACTTGCTAAAATTTCGCCATCAAACGAAATAAATTCATCAATTGCATCATTTTCACTTAACGAAACAATATAACCATTTCCGCTTTCACTTATTGATGTATCTGCATTTTCAACTTTCCACGAAATAAGCGTTTTATTTCGCTTTAAATCTTTCAGTTTGTCTAAACTTATTTTCGTAAAATCCCCACCGGCGAAACGTGTGTTGATTAATAAGCCGCTGAAACTTATTGATATATTTTGTTTTGTAGGAACAAACGTATTCCATCCAGAATTGTCACGTGTTGTGGTGTTCAATGTTTCGATTGTATCGGCCATTGAGTTTTCAGTTAAACACGCAACCGGTAAAAAACCACTTCCAAAATCAAGATACAAAATATTATAAGTTCCATCTATAAACATACTCACAAATATAAGAAAAATTTATCAAGTTCGTATTTTTGGTTTAACCGTTTCCCCATAATCTTCAGATTGAACGTACAATACCTCATCATCTTGGAAATCGTAATTTAACAACTCAACGTTTTTTAGTGTTGTTACGTTATTATAAGCATCGTAAACCCAATTTACCGGTAACATTTTTTCTTTTACGTTGTTGATGTTTATTACACTAAACAACGGAACGAAACCAAATACATCACCTTCAAACATTATTCTTGGATTCCAACCCATTCGAATACGATCTTCAACCATGATTCTTAAAATAGGTTTTAATTCAGTAACACCATTTCGATTCCATGTTTCTGTTGGTGTTGTTTGATCATTCTTGTATATTGTTGAATAATACGTTGCATCAGCAACATCACCGTTTAAAACTTTCTTAACATCATCGGTTGCTGGTGTGTAATTTTCGGCTTTTTCAATGGTGTAATTCAATCCTTTCGGCAATTCTTGACCGGTGTAAGATTGCATAACTACTTTTTCAATAATTATTGGCGCTTCAGCATTAGAATCACCAGGATTAAAAATAACGATGAAAACATTTCCATCACTTTCCGGAACAACATCGCTTCTTAATTGTAAACTGAAATTCTTTTCATTCGCTTCAATTGTATGGCTTATTAAAACGCCATCATTTTCTAAATCACTACCATCAGAAATCCATACGCCATTTTTGTTCATATAATAATAATTCGAACCTTTATAGTAAACAATTTTAAAATTGATTCTACATTTAAAAAGATAAAAAGTCAAAGGATTTGAAAAAACAACTTCTGTTTGAATTCGCGGATCCCCACTTACTGTATAATCATCCAAAGTTGCTTGGATATCAATTGAACTATCCGGCCGATAAATTAAAAACCCACGATTTGGATAGGCTTGTATAATCTCACCACTTCCGGAAATTGTCCATTCCGGAATGGTTGTTGAATTTGTCCAATCTAAATTTACGTTTTGATAATATGGAAATACATTGCCATACTGCAAGTTTACGCGATACGCACCCAAAGAACGCTTGATTGATTTTTGTTGATTTGCGTTAGCATGATGCGGATAATAACTATCGATTTGACTACCTAACGAAAACGAAATATCTTTAGCAATCGTTTCTGTTCCGGATATTAAAACCCCATCTTTATCGTAATTGTAAAACGTTATATTAGCGCTGTCATGTGCTTCAATTGGTCTGTATATATACCAATATCCGCCATTTTGTAATAACGTAGCGTTAAACAATTCTAAGCATGATTTCAGAACTTCTTTACATGATAACGCATCATTATCATCATTATTTACAAAACGTTCGCTATTCGCGTAAATATTAGATAATACATCAACACCACTTAACCCATCGTAATACACGTTTACCGAAGTTCTAAATGGTAATTCTAAATTTGTTTTCGCTAAACAATTTGTAATAATTTCAATAAACGATTGTTTACCGCTGAATAACAACCTATCTTGATTCGTGTACGCAATATCTTCTAAATATCCAAGGCCATCAATCGCTTGTAGGTTTATGTACCATTTATCTTCAACGTAGTTTTCATATAACCCTTCCGGCGATAACCATCCGATAAATTCAGTAACACTATTTCGGATATATTCAACCTTGTAAACCCTTTCTTGTTCGGTGTACAAATCTTCGAACGTTAATGATGTGTTTGCTAATAAATTAACGTTCAACATTTGTGGTCTTAATGAAGTCATTGTATCTTCATCATCTTGTGATTCTAAAGTACAATTTCCTTCGACTTGAACGTATTCCGGTGTTGTGTTGGCCTTGTAAATATTAACGCGATGCTGAATATCTTTAACATCTTTAAATTCGAAATAATACGCGGTTGTAGTTGGTTCCGGTTCTATTGATTCACTTCGATATGTTAATTTTACATCAGATGGCGTTGTTGAACCATTGTATGTTGCGTTTTGGAATAAAATATCACTACTTTCACCAGTCAACGTAAGTATATCAGCCGAACGCGTAATTGTAAATTGTAAAGAACTGCCGTAATCGGTTTCAATAGCATCTTTTAAATTAATCGCGCTACCTTCACCAACAACACCGAAAGTACCGGTTAAAACTTCGTTGATTTGTCGATTTGTATCAACAAACGTATATGTATATGAAGTTGTAATTCCACTTGATGAATTGTAAACTTCGAAATAAATTACATTTGTTGCCGTTATATCGGCTTGAAAATCGATTAAAAGTTTGTTAATTACTGCCATTAATCAAATTTTAAAGTTCCCCCTAAATTTCTATTTTGTCGTAATGTATTCGATAATACACCAACTAATTTTGTACCAGCGATTTCAAATACAACCGTTCCACCGCCATTTCCGCTAAATCCGGAAGTAAACGAACCACCGCTTGATGTTTGCGTTGAAGTTGATGTTGAAAATCCGGTACTACTACCGCCACCGATACTACCACCGATTTTTTTCGATGCCCCTTTAAATAACGAACCTAAAGCAACCAGGCCTACACCAACACCGATTGCGGCCAATGGATTTAATGATGTTAACGCTGCCTTAATGGCTTTTAAACCAACACCGATTGAAATGGCTAATTGACCAAGTTGCACCAACAAACTACCAACCGAACTTAATAAAGCGGTTGCTAATTCATTACCAAGATTTTTGCCTTCAGACAAAGCGGTTCCGATCGCTTCGCCGATTCCAGAAAATGCACCTATTAAATTGGTGTTAATGATATTACTTACACCATTACTTAATTCAGTTAATGCGTTTATCATTTCAACGCTACCACCACGAATTGCAGCCGTTCCTTCACCAAGCGAAGTTGATATTTGTGTACCGATTTGCGTTAATGGTTGTAATGCCGTTTTTGCTTGTGTGCTTATTTGACTAAATGCGCTTGTTACCTTTTCACCTACTTTTTCAGCAACACCGTTTTTGCCACCACCGCTAATTGCCGTTTCAATTTTGCTTTCTAAATCAATGTTTGTTAATTCAAGATTTTGCAGTTGACTTTGCAATAAATTTAATGCTTTGCTTGTTTTATCTGCTTTTTCTTTTGTTCTGGATAAATTACTCTGTAATTCTAAACCACCAGTTCGCAAACTTCCAACACCTTTTCCAGCTCTGGCTAATGCGTTTGAGTAACGCAATTGCGCATCTTCATTTTCTTTGGTAGCAATGGCAAGTTTATCTTCGATAACAAGCATCTGTTCGCTATTCTTGATAATGGCGTTCATTGCTGCCGCTGATCTTGCACGTTTTAAAATTGATTTGCTCAATAAATCGTAAGAACCTTTTAATTCACCATTTAGAATTTTTTCTTTACTTGCGTTTTGTAAATACTTCGGATATTTTCGTTGAAGTTCATTGACCGCTTCAATTCTTTCTTTGTACGATAAATTTGTATTTTCCGCTTGTGAACGTAATAAACGCAGCGTAACCAATTCTTTTTGTGCCGCTTGTGTGCCTCGCAATGATGCTCTTTTCGTTGCTTCTAAACCAAAAACATAATTATCTAATGCTTCATTGAGTTTTTCTTGTTCTTCCTTTAGATTCTTAACCTTGTCTTTTGATTTAAACAACTGATCCCCAAACGAAACCAACAATGAAGTAACTGCCGAAACGGCTAATAAAATACCAGCCGGACCAGTCAACGTTGACAACATCGCCTTTAACGCTGCCTTTGAACTTCCGGTTGATTTCTGAAGATATCCGAAACTTTGTGTTAGTTGCGTAATGTTGTTCGCTACACCTTGAATCCCAAATGGCGCATCCTGGATAACCCTTGAAAACTCGTTTACGGCTGGAACTGCATTGGCTGAACTTTTACCAATTTTATCGAATCCTTTCGAACCCCTTCCGGCTTGTTTATCGAATTGCAATAATTTCTTTTCGGCTTGTTTTAAACCCTTCTGAAACTTTTGAACTTCCGCTACTAATTCAACTCTTAATTTTTCGCTCATGGTATTGTTCTTGCGCTTTTTTAATCGCGTTTAATTGTGCATCACTTATTTTCTTTGAACTACCTAACTGCATGAATGAATTTATGCTTTTTGGTATTCTCTTTGGATCTCGATGCGGTGCAACCGTGTTATTGTACATCAACAATCGCAACATTTCCCACTTTTCTTTGTTAACCCTTTTATACGAAAATAGGCGGAGTTGGAATTCCGCCCATGTCATTTCGCAATACTGTTCGTATGTACAATTTAATTCACCCAAAGCGGTTGCCACTACATCAGCACCCCAATTTATTTTTTTTTTGACGTTTCAGCGTTTTCTTCGCTTTCCGGAACGTCTTTTACCAAACTTTCGGTAAACGCTTTAATAAACTCTTGAACTTGTACTGAACCAAAGCCGCCATTATCTTCAAGTACATCAACAAAATCATAATAACCAAGACCATTATTTTGGCCACGTCTTTTAAGATTGTGTAAATAACTTTCATGCA